TCTACTATTAAAACTTCATGCCCTAAGGAGTCTAAATAATTTACAAATGATGATCCTATAAAACCGAAACCTCCTGTTACTACTACTCTCATTAATATAATATAGTAAAAAACTATCAGAAAAACAACTATTTTTCTTTTATTACGTCAGGATTTTGCTTCATAGTCTGTTTCGTAATTAAGTTTTTAAGTTTAGTTGTAGACCATCCGTGAGACCTGGTAGTATAGATTACATCGATAGGTAAATGATCTCCTGTATATCTTTTACCTATATAATCGTCTCCTAATATTCTTAGATCAGGTTTATAAAATTCTATTAACTTAATCAAATCTTCCTCAGTCTGATAAGTAACTACTTCATCTACATACTGTACAGCCATAAGAACATTATACCTTTCATATAAAGATATAACTGGTTTATATTTGCTATATCTGGTTGCAGAAGGATCTTCATGGAGAAAAACTAATAATCTTTCACAATGTCTTTTAGCTTCTTGAAAAGTATATATGTAACCAGGATGTAATAAATCAAAGTTACCTGCTGTAAATCCTAATTTATATTTTTTCATATTAATCTATTTTAAAATTTCTTTCATGATAAAACTTATCATAGTTTATTTTAGCTTCTTCTTTACACTTATCATAAAAATCTTTATTGTTATTTAAAGTCTTTAGTAATTCATTAGCTTTATTTATATCACCTATCTCTATACTTAAAGATGGATGTAAGGTTTCTTGAGTATCTAAACCTTTATAACCTATACAAGGTATACCTAAGTAAGCACAGTTTAATGCAAAAGTTCCTGCTGCATGAGTTCTCATTAGATGTATTCCTACTCTAAATTTACTGAGTTGTTTTATCCAGTCATTCCATTCAGTATAAGGAATATGCTTTATTAAATTTTCTTCTCCTTCTTGCTTTCTTCCCATTGAAGGAGCATATATTTCATCTGATTTAAATACATTATTAGCTACAATAAATGAATCAAAACCTCCATACCATGATACAAAATTACCTCCTATAATACAATTTTTTCTATCTTTACTATCAGTTAATGAATTAACATCTATACTATCTTCTATCATTAACGATTGCATAACTCTGATATCTTTATGTTGGGTTAATCCTTGATAGTATTCTTTATCTTTTTTATTATGTGCAAATATAATATCAGCCTTTTGTAAACTATTATAATAATGAACTTGTCTGGCTATATCATAATCTTGGAAATACCAATGTGGACCTTCTTGCATAACTGCTACCTTATTACAATACTCTTTTATCTGAGCTAGATCTATATCAGGATTTTTCTTAGGAATTATTATGATACCTAAGTCATATTTATCTTCTGGAACTTGATTAATGTTATAATGATCAGCATCTAAAGCTACCATCCAAGCAAATTCAGTTCTCATATTAGTATGATTTCTAGGAATCTTTCCTATAAAATTCATCTCTGTAAAAAAAGCTACTTTCATATTTCAGCTATAGTTTTATTATCTAATTTATAATTTTTAAATAAGAATTCCAACGATAAGTTTAATTGTTTGTAATTATTTTCATTCCAAACATTATCATTCCAGTCTCCGCAAATATGTGAATGTAACATAATATTATCTTTATGAGTAGTAATATTAGTCTCATGTATTCCATCAGCACCAAATATTTCTTTAAGCTTCCATTTTAGATTATTATTATGATCATAATGTAAAGCAGCATATTCAAATTTATCTTCTAAATATTTTTTAGCTAACGGATGACATACCCAACCTGGGTTTCTCCATCCTAAAGGTTTTATTCCTACCTTATTCCATTCTTCAAACATTAATTTTATTCTATCTTGAATATCTTGCTCATTGTTTAATTCAGCAAACTCCATCTCTCCTAACTGTTTAGGATTAGAAGTTTGATGGTAATGACCATGAGCTGCTAATTCAAATATACCTGAGTCTTTAAGGTCAGTGATCCAATTTTTATCATTAGATATTGGAGCTTCATTATGATAGTTAGAAGGAATAAACAAAGTAAATTTTACTCCGAAAGTTTTATTTAAATCAAATAAATATTTTTCAGTCTTATCACCAAATATTCTCCAACCTTTAAGAGGGTTTACATCATCAATAGCTATAGTTAAATTCATTGAGATAATTGTTCAAATAATAGTTTATAATCTTTCTGTTGATAATTTAAATCAAATTTTTCTTTTAAATTACTAATAAACCCTACGTAATCTTTCCATTCTTTCGTACCAAATTTGCTTTTTAATAATTCATATTTATTATTCAAATCATCTATATCTTCTGAGATAAATAAAGGATAGTCTTCAGGTAAAAAATCCATAACTGATGTATCTTTAGATGTTAAAAATGCAACATTACTTGCAGCAGCTATTGCTAGTTTAGTAGCTGGTTTTAGATAAAAGTCTTTAATAGTAGGGCTACGATGAGAAAAATGTACATGATACTCTTGAGCTTTATATTTTAATTGTTCTATATCTAACCTAATGTTGAACTCTAACCATTCAGGTTTATTATTAAAATAAAAATCTTCATACGGTACTCCAAAATAACCAACAGAAAAATCTAATCTTTTATCAAGTTGTACTCCATCGAATCTATGGTCATAATGGTGAGGTATAATAGATATTATTTGATTTTCTGACAAACCATTAACCATGTTTTTATATTGGGTATTAGGAAATATAAAAGCATCTAAAAAAGGATACATCTTTAACTCTTCTTGAGTCATCCAGATAAGATAATCACATGGGTTAAGAACTAATTTATTATTATTATTTTTAAGTGTCTCTAATAACTTACTATTTAATCCATATTCGTATATTAAAGAACCATTGAATACTAATATACTATCTTTTAAATCCATAAAAGAATCTACTACTTTAGTATTCATTCCAAAGCTATTTAATTTTTCAGATACCATCTTACCTAAAAGGTAATTAGAAGGATAAGTTTTACCTTCTATATCTTTTACAACGAAGTATACATCTTTCATTATCTTAAAAAAGTATTAAGTTTAGTTAAATCCATCGTAGTATCAAAAGGAACATGCTTAGGAGCATCTATTTCATTAGAATCTGGTGCAAGATCTTTTAACCATTTACAACCAGTACCAACATTATATATTCCTACAGCGTGTTTGTTAATTAACTGAATAATTAAATGTGCTATCTTGTCTACCGTATCGCCTGATGTTCTTATTTTCCATACTTCCTTATAAGGGAAAGGATTAGGTTTGTGAAGCTCTCTACAAATTAAAGCTTTTTCGTTAGTAAGTTCTATATAATTATCAGCTAATAATTTACTTTTAGCATACCAAGTATTATCAGGAACAGCTTTATCTTCTTCATTAGGAGCATATTTGTTATTAGCATAAACGAATTCAGTAGAAATATGAACTAACTTGATACCCCTATTTACACAGTAATCAGATAATCTTTTAGGAAAATTATAGTTAATCTCTAAGTGTTTTATTTTACTAAGTGAATAGCAATCAGTGTTAGCTATACAATTAATAACTATATCGTAATCGTTAAGAACTTCTAGACTTGTTGAGTTTATATCGAAACCTGTCTTTTTCCGAGACATTGATTCCCAACCAGTCTGTTTTACGATTTCTGATCCTAAAATACCGTCTCCTAATACTAAAGTCTTCATTTAGTGACATTATAATAATCGCCTATTTTAAATTTCATTTTAGAATATATAGCAGCAGCTCCTTCTTCTTCTGAGTATTTAGATAAAGGAATACATCTAAAATCAACACTAACTCTGGTATTGGAAGTAGTATTTTGCTTATTGCCATGCATAAGACTATTACCATTCCACTTAACTACTTGACCATATAAGGTAGTCATAGGAGAATAATCTGCTTTATCTTCTTCAGATTCAACCCATATAGTATTAGTAGCATATGCATCGGTAAAAGGTAGAAAGAAGTTTCTTTCTTCTTCGTTATGAGCATAGTCTCTATCTCTATGAAACTCAAACACTCCTAAATTTTTAACTAACTGTGTCCTAAAGGTAGGAATTTTTTGATAGACTATATCTTCACCGAAACTAGGTTTAATAACTTCATTAATAAATTTATCATATAAAGGTAAAAATTTATCTAAATTATCATAATACCTTTTATGCCAAATAGTAGATTGATCAGTTCCTTTAACGAAAAGGTCATAATCAGCCATACTATGTATTCTTTCTAAATCTTTAGTCTGTAATACTTCTTCAATAATTTTCCTAAAAGGATAATCTTCTATATTATATTCTATATATTCCATTTTACTTATTAAAAAATACTTTTATTAAACCACAAACGTGTTCTACATCTTCTATAGTCATTCCATGATGAGCTCCTAATAAGAAACCATTCTTCATAATAGTATCTGAGTTTTTAAAGTCATCTAAATATTCTCTATAAACCGGATGTCTAGTTACATTACCTGCAAAGGTTACTCTAGTCTGTACATTGTGGTCTTCTAAAAATGTTAATAATTCAAATCTCTTTTCAGTCTGTAAAGGAATTGCTAACCAATTAGGTTCAATACTATCATCCGGTAATATTAAATCTCCTACTCCTTCTAATAGTTCTAAATATCTTTTAAAGTTAGCTCGTCTAATATCAGAGAATTTTTTGAATCTTTCTAACTGAACTAAACCAAATGCTGCATTCATTTCACAAGCTTTCATATGATAACCTAATACCGAATATAAAAATTTATGGTCATAAGGTATTCCATCTACTGAATGATTAAACCTATCATCCATAATCTCAGAATCGTTTCCTAATCTACCCCAATCTCTATATTGAAGACATTTAGTAACATGTTTGTTATCGTTATACATTACCATTCCTCCTACTCCTCCAGCAGTAATAACATGTGAAGCATAAAAACTAGTAGTAGCAACATCAGTTACATCAGTCTTAGTAATAGTATCAGCACTGTCTTCTATAAGGAAAACATCGTCTCTGCCCATATTTCTCAAACCTTCTTTAAGCTTATACCAGTCAGGTTTATTACCTATTAAGTTAGGTAACATTATAGCTTTAACTTCATCGTCTACTTTACTTAATACTTCATCAATATTAGCTACATAATCTGTTAATCCAACATCTACAAATATAGGCTTAAACCCTAACTGAATAATAGGAGCTAAAGTAGTAGCAAAAGTACATGCAGGAGTAATAATTTTACATCCTTTCGGTAAATCTAAAGCTGCTATTGCTAGTAAACAAGCTGATGAGCCAGAGTTTACAAACACTCCATATTTTTTGCCAAATCTTTTTGCTATAGCTTTTTCAAACTCAACGCTCTTTGGTCCTTGACCTCCAAGCCATCCTGACTCTAATGATTTAACTACTGCGTCTATTTCTTCTTGTCCGTATGATTCGAACTTATAAGGGGCGTACCATATTTTTTTCATAATGTATCGTAAAATTTATTTTGTTTTTCTTGTCTTTCTATAGTTTTAGGGTGTGATAAACTATATTCTTCTAGTTCCGGTAATGGTGCAAAAGTTTTATAACCTTCTAATTTTTCATGTACCTTATTAACCCATTTTATTTCAGGTTTATTTTTCCATATTCTCCATTGATAATCAGGCCAGTTTACCCAACCTTTATCGTTAACATTCCATCTCCATTTAGATATATGCTCGTTAGTTAACCCTTCGACTGTATTTACTCTAGGAACTAAGTAAACTTCATTATCAGGATTATTTTCTAAAACGCTAGGAAGGTTAGCTATAAGATCACAATGAGGTAATTCGTCAGCATCTATTTGAAATATATAATCGCCATTACATCTTTCTCTAAGAGTATTTTTCCAATCAGCAAAATGATTATTAAATACTCCATTCCACCACATAAAATCTAAGTTAACACTTTTTGCTCTTAAAAAGTTTTCGACTTCTTCATCTCCATTAACTTCATCATACAAGACTACTATTTCGTCTTCGTCTCTTTTATGCTGTAAAAGAAATGAAATAAGTTTTTGTATCTCTACAAATTCGTTACATACAGTAATAGCATAGCTTATTTTCATACCATGTAAAAATCAATATATTCTAAAGCATCCATAAAGTCTTTTTGACCAAAATGTTTTATATTTTTCATATCCATTTTATGAGTCTGATCTTTTGGAAACTTTTTTGTTTCTCTATCTTCTTCAGTAATAGGAGTAGATTTAACAGCTGCCCATTGCCATACTTCCTTGCTAGTACCATCCAAAAATACCATCCCTTTTTCCGGAAGGGTAATAGTAGCCGGAGCCCATACTCTATTTTCTTTATCTGTATGCAGAAGATCTTTATATAATTCAGGAGATGTTTCTTTTAGTTCTTTTACTACTTTCGAACCTTTAGTCATTAATGTAGAAGTAGTAAACCCGCTTCCGAAACATAACCACGTTTTAATTTCATTTCCTTCCTGTATGAAGGTTTGCTCATAACAAGCATTACTTCCAAATGGACCTTCAACCATTTTATCTTTATCTAATTTCATATTATTTAAGTTTAGGTAATTCTATTTTAGGAATATTTAAAGAAGGTAAATTAAGTTCTACCTGTTTAGGAAATTCAGGTAGATTTTCTTTTAATATCTCTCCTAATTTTTTTGTCATACTTTCAAATGAAAATTCTTTTTGATTTCTAAAACCTAATTGCTTAGCTAGAGGTACATACTTTTTATATTTAGTATGAACTGATTTTAGAGCTTTTCCTACATCGCCATCATTAACCTGGAACCATTGAGCTTCTGGAAGTAGAACATCTTTGATAGCTGCTGATTGATGAACGTTTTCTAATTCACCTCCAATTAGGACTGCTTTCATTGGATCTAAAAAGTCAATCTGTCCTGACCATCCTGATGCTATAATAGGTTTTTTAACTACGCTAAATTCTAATAAAGGTCTTCCGAATCCTTCTCCTTTAGTTAAACATACCATAGCTTTTACTTTAGGGTTATTATATAAATCATTAATCTGTTTATCAGAAACTTCACCATGAATAATATATATGTTAGGCAGTTTACCTTTCAGAGTAGATCTTATTGAACTGATCTTCTCTTTTATAGCATCTAAATCTATTAATGATGCATTAGCATGTTGAGTCTTTAGTATAAGAGCTGGAGGGTTAGGTTTATTTTTAAACGTTTGTAGGAATGCTTTAATTGTATACCCTATATTTTTTCTGTCATGTTTAAAATCTCCTTGTAACCAATGTCCTACAAATAAAAAGCAAAACTCTTCTTTAATAGAAGATAAATCAAAATTATTATTAGGATCTACTTTATACTTATTATTGTCAATTCCTTCAAATAAAACTTCTATAGGAGTAGTACATGAAAGATTTTCTTCTTTTTTAGTTTGCTTATGAGTAACAGTCCATTTAGAATCAGATAGAACTCTCTTACTATGATTAGAAGAAGTAAGAACTAAGTCCATTTTATTCAATCCTTCGATCCATGGCATAGGACATAATGTAGTTTCTATACCTGCAGTAATACCTATATTATACTTACCTACTGGTTGAAACTCATTAGGAACGGTTATCTGAATCCATACATCAGGTTTACTACTGATATTAGGTATTACTCTGGAATGTAAATCATGCTCTTGATGTTCTTTAAGATACCCTGTCCTGGTTGTACCCCATCTTTGAGCTAATATTTTAACATCGTATTCACCTAAAGCTATTAATGCTTTAACTAAATCTCTACTTCGTGCTCCATAGCCTGAATAAGTATCTATAGGGCAACTTACTACAACTGAGGTTTTATCCATTATTATAACTTTACTATATTGTTCTGTATCTTCTTCTTTTATTTAATTGTACTCTCAAAGAACTCCCTAAGATTTTTTTATGACCAATTCTTTCGTTGAAATCATTTCTTAGTTGATTTAATTGAGTATTACCATTAGATTGATTATTATTGTCCATTAATACCCTGTTAATTTATGTAAGACTTTTTTAGACTTACTATTTTCTATTTTAATTATATCATACTGCGTTCTTGGTTTAAACTTCTTAAAAGCTTTATCCATACAGTCTCCTATGGTATTACCCATAGCCGTTGAAGACATTTTTGCTTCATCTGACATAACCCAGTCATGACCTAACTTACCTCTTTTGGTCCTTTCTTCTTTACCGTAACTATAAACTTTAAATAATGCATCTGCTGCATCTTCTGGCTGACATCTATCATCAAATATATAAGGAGTAGCAGGAGAACCAGCTAGACTAATATTAGATGGAAATACGGGTTCAGCCCATTCACCGCATTTCTTATATGTACCTCTATGATTAGAAGGAAAGTCAGCATCAAAATCTATCCACTCTCCTTTTTCATTTTCAAACCTACATTGATCTTGCATACCTCCTGTAACGTTTGGTATAATCATAGTACCACACATTAACGATTCAGTTAAAGATAATCCCCATCCTTCGTTAGAACTTAGTAACATAGTAACATCTGCCATATTATACATAAAGTTCATTTGTTCAGGAGTTATTTTTCCTTGAGAAAAGAATATGTTTAAGTCAGGAGCTATAGCTTCTTTAACTGCTTTTAAATCAGTACCATGTTGATCATTAACTGATGTATGCATTACTAAAGCGCATTTCTTAGCTTGTTCTTTTGTTAGTTTATCACAAAATAATTTAAATGCAAATATTGTATCACCAGGTCTCTTTCTATGAATGTTTCTAGAATTAAAATAAACTACAAAGTCAGTTTCAACTGGTATGGTTTGCTGTTTAAATTCGACTAACTTATCATAGTACTCATGATCTTTACCAACTGGAAAGAATAATCTTTCATCTATACCATGAGGAACGTATTCAATAACTTTATTGTTAGCTTCTTCTGCTAATACTAACTTATTAATATTAACTGTTTGTTTAGATATACCCATCAGTAAATCTACTGAATTATAAAAATTCTTGTTATAAATAGGAGATGGATAATCATCCCAAATATTAAGCCAAAAGATAGGAATTTTACTTCTTATTTCTCTTTCTATTTCAAACAACCATACCCAATATCTAGGATCAGTAAATATAAAAATAGCATCTGGTTTCTCAAGTTTAAGTACCTGTCTTATTAGATCTGGATTACCATATCCTACGTTAGGTTGCACTTTTACTTCTACATCTTCTACTCCAGTTACATCAGTAATAGATTTAGATATATCAAATATCTTTCCTACTTCAGGATGGCTTAATGCTGCTCCTATTTGGTACCAATTAAATCTATGAGAATTTTTAATTACTATCTCTCTAGACATAGTTGCTACTCCTGAGTGCATTCTTAAATCATCGCTAAGTAGTAATATCTTTTTACGTTTATCTCTTGGTATATAACCTTCTATCATTTTTTTAACTTTATGGATGTAACTCTATGTATTTTAGTTTTAAAGTCCTTATTAGTAAGATAAAGAAAAATTGCCCGATCTGCAAGCTTTTTAAAAGAAAAGTTGTCCTGCAAGCAAGCCATTTTAAATTCATCAAATAAAGGTTGTGTAATTTTTACCGAAGTTAATTTTTCATTTTTAATCATAACTATATATAATTATATATTTATATATAAATAGGCTATTTTTGCAAAACTCCGTCATAAACGTTGCAATGCCAGCAAGGACTTCTATCACCTGTGCATGGATAAGTCTTATCTATATATTCTCCATTTTCATTTAATACGTCTTTGATAAAATTATTCATAGCTGATATAGCTTTTCCTCTTTTAATTTTACCATCCGTAGGTCTAAACTCTTGTACTCTTCTTTGCATAGAAGCAAAATCAGCTTCTACAGGTACTCTTCTTTTAACTATAAAGTACTCTATATTAACCTTTTCTATAGGAACGTTAAACTGTTTAGCAAAAAACTCTTTATACAAAAGTAATTGGAATATTTTCTTATCATCAGCTTTAGCATACTTATTCCAACCTTTAGTAGAGGTTTTAATATCTACTAAAGTATATTCATCTAAATACTTATTGTAAAATACTAAATCAATAAATCCTTTAAAATAAATACCAGGACTTATTTCTTGATATAAAAGAGTCTCTATACCAGCTAAATATGTATTTTTTTTAGAAAAGTATCCACCTCTTTTCTTTTTAATATACTCTAATATATGCTTACCATCTAACCAGAACATATTCATTTCATCAGGATCAGAAAAATGTTCATTACCATTTTGCATTTTCTGCCTCTTATAATTTTTTACCATCCTTTCATAAAGGTATGCATTCGTATCTATTTCATTAGCTGCTTTAGCAGTATTATTATACATTACATCTAGATAGTTCTGTAAAGTTTCATGGAATGCAGAACCGAATACGGCATGTATAGAAGGTTCATATGGAGCTACGTTACGTAAATACTGTAACTCCCATTTTCTTTTACAACTAAGGTAGGTAAATAATTGACTATAAGAGATATGCTTATGACTCTTAGATTGCTTTATATAACTATCCTTAACAAGTTTAACTTGCTTTGGAATTTTTTTCGGCATATTATTTATTTTTCCATTTATCGTTAAATACTAACTGAGCTATTATTCCATAGTTAGTAATATCTTGGAAAGTATCAATTAAGGTTTCATTTTGAGCTTTACGTCCGGTAAGTATCATATTCTTCCATCTATTAATTTTATCAGATATTCGATACCAAAGACCAGTCATAGCAAACTCTCTTTCTTCTTCATTGACTAATTGAGTTCCAGCTGATACATTACCCATACCATAATCAAGATGTTTCTTAGCAAATAGTTCAAATTGCTCATCCATTATTTCTTTGTATGCGTTGTAAATAGTAGGGTACTCTTCTTTTAAAACTTCGATAGCTTTTTTACTCATATAACTTTTTTTATTAATTTAGTTTAAGATTCTAAATTAAAATCCTCATCATCTTCTTCAGGAGTTTCATTGAAAAATTTCGATAGCATTTCAATCCTAGCATCACAATCTGCTACTTTGATTAGCTCTTTTTCAATAGTCTCAACAACATCTATATGTTCTCCGACTCCTACTGGTTGATTTAAATAGACTTCAATATTAGCGACATGCTTATCAAGCTCTCCTTGAGCATTACTTAATAAGGCTTTTAACAATTTTTCTCTCATATATACAATATAGTAAAAATACTTCAGACTAACAACTATAAATAGTCTTTTTTTAGGTCTTGATTTCTATTTTTATTATTAGGTTTATGCCCTACTTTGTATTCAGGAGACTTTACCGGAGTTGGGGCTTTAACCCTCTCGGCTTTTCTCTCCTCCGGGGTCTCATTTTCATCTTCTTCTAAATCCATCAATAAAGTTTTTTGTAATTCAGTAAGGTCTTCTTCATCTTCTTCAGGTATAATATCATCCCAATCTTCATCAGGTTCTAATTCACCATATAAGTTTTCTCTTTTTTTTGGAAATGCTTGATTAAAAGCAAAATTAGCTGCTATTACTAATGAAACTGCTAATGGATCAAATACAAATATAATTACTAATAACAATATATTAATAATTTTATTCATAGGAGTGTTAGTTAGATCTGATAGATACTGTAGAGGACCTAATTCTCCTACTGTATCAGCATTGTTCTGTAACTCTAGTATCTCTAATTTATATTTTTGTAAACTGTCTGCAGCGACGGTTCTTTTTAAATAGACATCTTTCCTGTTATCTTCTTCAATTCTAAGTCTATCTTGTGCAAGACGTAAGTCAACCGTGGAAATCGTATTTCGAATGCCTCCAGCCACACTGGTGTCCTTGACCTGGATCGATCTAGATTTGGCATTAGAAAGAGTACTAATATTGTCCAGTATTTGTTTAAGCTCTTGATCAAATCTTGAAATATCTTCTTCATAAAAATTTGCTTTATTTTCTAAAAATTCTATTTTATTTTGAGTTACTGTTAATTTTTGAAATGTTTCTTGATATGCAGCTGATAAGAATCCATAAATGCCCATACTAGTAATTAATATTAAAATAATAACTGCTAGACTTAAATAATACTTTAAAGCTTTATTAATTGTATCCCAATACTGATATAAGAGAGAAGCTGTAACTAATTTAGCTATTTCTAATGAACCAGCCATTATTATTACTTCTGTGCTAGCCCCTGCAAATAATTTACTTAATCCAAATACAGAATAGAAAGCAGCAGATCCTGATACTGATAGAGCTGAGAACGCTACCAGGAAAGGGAACATACCTTTTTTAATCGATTTTAGCATAGTTTACTTTAAAATAAATAGTTTTTACTTATTGGTTAAATACAGAACTGTCATAACACCTCCTGCAATAGTACCAACTTTATATAAAAACTCTCTTCTCTTAGCTTGTTTTAATGCTTTTTCAAGATCTTTTTGTAAGTTCTCCTGTATTGTTTTTTGTTTGTCCTTCGTAGAAATTATCTTATTAAAGTTATCTATCTGTTGATTAAGATTTAAAATGATAGTATCTTTAACATTTAACTGAATATCTTTATGATGTATAATAGTATCTAGTACTATTAGTTCTTCTTTAGCTGCATCACCGTTAATAAGATCTTTAATTACTAGTTTCGCTATTGGGACTTCCAATC